GCTTCAATAGAAATCTTCAGGTCTATAATTATAAAGTTTTTCATTACCTGCGGGTTCAACCCCTATCATCTTCTTAATATGTTGATATCATCGACTTTGAATGTTAACGGCTTGTCCAATGTAACAAACCTTTTCATTTTCCTTTAATACCAACCTATAAATGCCTTTGCACCCCAGATCCTCTCTATTTCCTAAATCTTGTAATTTAGGTAATCAAATTCTTTTTCATTCTATCGTACTTATATCCATCTTTAATTCTGGATAATCCAATTTGATTTGATTTAGAATCGAAATTAATTTCTTTTCATGTTCATTGATAGATAAGTCCCATAAAGTATCTTTTAATTGATTTTCGCCATCCATGAGAACAACTTTTTTGATATTCTTCAAAGTCTCTAGATCACCCTGAACTGAACGTTGTTCCTGGGATAAACTCTCTAATGCGGTTTTCGAAGCTGTAATACCTTCTTCAATCTTTTTTAACTCAAGTAGAACTTTTTCCTTTTCCTCATTAACTTTTTGAAGTTCATCAGTCTTCTCTTTATTGGCTTTAATAAGGATGTCCGCTTGATTATTTAACTCAGTAAGACGTTCATTTCAATTTGTATACTGGGTTTCCTTGTCTTGAATACTTCTTTCAAGATGTTTAATTACATCTTCTAAATTTAAACGTTTAGTTTCTAATTCCTTTAAAAGACTATCTTCCGCTAAAGGCTGCGGCGAAATTTTACGTTTGCGCTGTTTCCGCAATAGTACAACCAGAACTATAATTGCGGCAACTAAATGTATGAATATAATAACAAAAACAGTTATTAATATTGGTAGTGCTATTAAATTATTACTCATCTACTAAATCCTTTCATATTAAAGTATAACTATTTTTATTAGATGAGTCAATAAAAAAATGGGATTAGAATCCCATTTCATTTAAGATGTTTAGTTCGTCATCATCAGAACATTCATCTTGATAATCACTATCAGTTTCGACACTATCAATTAAAAAATCAATATATTCATCGTCTTCTAATAGATCGTCTTTTTCGAACTCTTCGTCCATAAACTACCTCACATCTATAAAGATAGTATCTATTAAAAAACTTTATTTTTCAAGATTGAGTAAGGAGAAAGTGTGCTATAGGAAGTAAAAGAAAGAAAATATTATTAACTTTCTCCTTACATATAAATATAAAAAATTTTTTTGGGTAAGTCCAATAGATTCTGGGAAACTCATTAAGATTTTAATTTGCGATATTAGACAAAACAAAATATTTTTTCTATAGTTTAAAAGATAGAAAGGAGTTTTCTATGGTTGAATTCAAATTTGGGGTTTGTCCGCATTGCGGCCGCAAATCCTACTTAATGACTAGTAATAATCCTTTAAGTGGACCAACAATTTGCTTTGATTGCATAGCTAATAATCTAAAATATAGTAACTTAGAACATGCTGAGTTCTTTTGTCGTACTTATAACTTGCCTTGGATACCAGAACTTTGGTTACAACTGGCCGAAGAGTGCAAAGTTGGAGTATTTCGCGAGTATACAAAAACAGTACTCGAAGACAAAGAAAATCAGCCAAATTTAGCATATACAACCACTACTCATGATTTGTGGTCCCGCACAAATAAAGAATGAGAGAAATGCCGTTCTTTTTCAGAGATTTTAACAAAACTTCAACCGATTAGGGACTCATATGTAGACAGAGGACGTCTTAAATGGGGCGAACAATATACTTTTGAAGAACTTATTAAGCTCGATAGTATGTATACCCGCACCTTAAAAGCTAATAATGTTGTTAACCCAATGCAAAAAGAGGCTGTTAAGACACTTTGTAAACTTCAAATAGAAATGGACGAGGCCATTCGTGCTAAAGATGCAAAAGCATTGAAGGATCTTTCAACTTCTTATGCTACTTTTGCGAAACAAGCAGACCTCGAAACAATGATAAACGAAACAAAAACCGACGACATTACTACTGTTGCGGAACTTTATGACTACATGGAAAGAAAAGGCTTTGAATTTAAGTTTAACGATGGCTTTGATAGAGATGAAGTAGACCGCACAATTAAAGATATTCAAGAATATTTACGTCGCCTCGTATTAGAGTCTACTGGACTTCAACCATTGTTAGAAGATATGATGCGCAAACGCATGGAAACGATGGAAGAAGAAAAGGAACGCGAGAGTATAGAAAAGACAACGCTTCAAGACCTTCTCCAATACAATCCTGACGATGCGGAAATTGAGACAGAAGCGGATGAAGATGTCTTAAATCAATCTTTTGAAGATGATGACAGAGAAAAACCAACTGAGGTTATTTTTAAAGACGACCTTGATGAATAATTATGTTAGTAGATAAATACTTTGATGAAGATTATATTGACCCTGAAATAGAGGAATATTTTACTTTCCTTGATTCTGACGAGCAAGAGCAAACAGGTTTCTTAAATAAGAAACGTGTCGATCAAAACTTTGAGAAATGCGGGCAAATGCTGGATCTTTTTATGCAGTATCCAGATCGTTTTGTCGACCTCATTACTCCAAAAGAAAGTCACTTTCATTTATTCTTCTTCCAACGTATTATGTTAAGATGTATGTCTTGAGGAACCACAACCTATGAAACATTTAGCCGTGGTACTTCAAAATCATTTTTGGCAGACTTAAATCGTTATTTAAAATGTATGTTCGTTCCACGACACAATACAACAATTACCGCCGGAACTAATAAACAAGCGGCCGAAATTGCTAAACAAAAAGTCGTCGATGATCTCTGAGTAAAATTCCCACTCCTTGCAAACGAAATGCAAAAACGAAAGGTTGCGGGAAAAATTCTTGATGCCTACAAAATGGGCAAAGATTATGTCGAATTTAATTTTAAAAATGGGTCGTCTTTAGGCTTAGGAAATGTTCGTGGTCTTCGTAGACAATCACTTATTTTTGAAGAAATTATTGAGCAAGATGCTACAAAGGTTAATGAAGTTTACATCCCATTGTTAAACGAACCAAGAAAGATGTATAACGGACTTATTAACCCAAATGAACCGCAATCTCAACAAATTTATATTACTACTGCTGGATATCAAGGTACTTTTGCTTATGATAAACTTATTGAAACTCTTTGCCGTGTCGTTATTGATCCAAAGAAATATTTCGTTCTAGGTGGAAGCTATCGCATTCCACTATCATGCGGCCTCACAGCAGCACAGCAGATTGAAGACGTTGTTAACTCACCTACCTTCTCAAAGAGTTCATTTGAACGTGAATATGAAAGTAGATGGAGTGATGCACCAGCAGGTGCGGCATTCTCTCCAAGTTTAGTTACTTCTTTACGTCAAGTTAAAGTAGTAGAATTAAAGAATAAACTTACAGAAGCTCAAAAAGAAAAAGGTTGTTTCTATGCAATCTGCGCCGATATGGCTAAAGATGGTTCTGCTGATACTGCGGTTGGTATCGCAAAGGTTACCCCGGGTGATCATTTTTTCACTTTCAAATTCGTTAACCTCCTCACCATACCTTCAACCGACTTCCTTGTAATTGCGAATACATTTAAAAAACTTGTTTTGCAATATGATGCAAAAATGTTAATTTACGATGCTAACGGTGTTGGCGCTGGTATTCGTGACTGATTAAATAAAGAAACAAAAGATGACTCTGGTTTCACATTAGAAGGATTAGGAATTATTAATCCTCCTACAAATGCAGAAAAGGATATTATTAGATACCCGAAAGATAAAACTATCTGTTATGAAATCAAATCAGGCGGAAAAACTGGAGAACAGATCCATTGGTTCTTCTTCTCTCGTATGAGTACCGGGGCTATTACTTTCCCTATAAAACTTTCAGACGCGCTTTCACTTTATGGACGTAACAAGAGTTTTACTGCGATGAGCATAAGAAAACAACATGAGTTTATGATGCCATTTAAAACAATGGATTTAATGGAACAAGAACTTAAAAACTTAGACGTAGTTAATACCTCTGATCAAATGAGCAACTCAATGCGAATTGTTCGTAGAAATGCGGCAATACAAAAGGACTTTTTCTCAATGGCAGAATACCTTGTATGGGCAATTAACCAATACATGGAATTTGATTACTATAAAAAGAAAAAACAAAAGAGTAAAAAACGAGTAATTGCTATTTTTGACTAACTAGTGATTAGAGTGTAAATTTTACATAGAAAGGTATAAGTATGGCTAAAAAAGAACAAACAGCGGTTAATGTAACTGATTTTAGAATAAATAGAGTCAAAAAGTTAGAGTCTCTTTATGCTGACGAAATTTCTACTAGACGTAGATATAATCAATCAGTCTCAAGAGCAGCTAGACCAAGAACTGCCGCGGCCGTTAGAGACGTTTTAGAAAAAGCACTTCAAGACCGTGAAAATGCAGTTAAATTGTCTAAAGAACTTTTTGCAACCAATCCTATTTATGCAAATGTAATTAACTACCTTAGCAATATGTATATGTGGAGATATAAAGTTACTCCACATAAGAGTTTTAAAAAGAGTAAAACTCAACTTAAAAAGAAATTAACAGGTGAAGCCTTTGAATTAATGTATAATGAAATGTTAGAAGCAGTAGATGGTTTATCTATTGAGTCTAAGTTTCCAACGTTACTCTCTATGCTTTTCATTGAAGGTGCGGTATTTTTTACTACATATCACGATGAAGAGTCTATTACACTAGATACTCTCTTATTACCAAATAAATACTGCCGTAAAATCGCAGAATCACAGTTTGGTACAGCTATCATTGAGTTTGATTTCTCTTACTTCGATGACATCGGCTTAACAAGACAACAACTAGACGATTATTTTAAAAGTTTCCCAAAAGAATTTAAGAAATGCTACGACAAATATAAAAATAAGAACACACTTAGATGGCAACAATTAGATCCGCATTATTCAAGCGGCGTTCTACTTAACGACTACTGTATCCCAACATATCTCTATATTATGGGCGGTATTCTTGATTATGAAAAGTATCAAGACAACGAACTAGAACGTAATGAGAACTTATTAAAGTATATTGTTGTTCAAACTATGCCTATCTATCAAGACAAATTAGTCTTCGAGATGGACGAAGTTGAAGCATTACATAAATCTTTAAAAAATAAAATTGAAAAATCTGATAAGGTTAACTTGATGACTACTTTTGGTGATGCAAAAGTATTAAAAGTTTCCGAAAATGACACAGTTGCGAATGAAGTTCTAGCAAAGGCCTTCAAGGCCATCTTCAATAATGCGGGTTTCAATAGTGCAATCTTCACTGCTGAAAGCGTTGAAGCACTTAAAATGTCATTAATCAGAGATAAGGGAATGGTATGGAAATACGTTAATGCTCTTTTAAATTTCTATACTATTGCAATCAATAATTGATTTGATTTCAAAGGATATGAAGCCGATATTGCTATTTTACCAATATCGCCATATACTTATGCAGATGATATCAAGATATACAAGGATAACGCTACGCTCGGTGTCGGTAAACTTGATTATATCATCGCCTCAGGTATTAAACAAAGAAATATCAAAGATAACTTTGAACTTGAGGATTTCTTAAAGTTAAATGAAATTACTCCAATGCAGACTTCTTATACTCAGACAGCTGAAGATAGAAACTCCAGTGGAAGTAATGATAAAGAAGATAAAACTGAAGACAAACCTAAAATTGAGCCATTAGACGAGTCTAAAGAAGAATCTTCTAAAACTGACGAGGATAAATAATGAAAAAGCATGTCATTAGTTATAACTGACCTGCAACCTTATCTTTCTCGGCAGACAATGGTAACGAAAACGAACGTTTCTCACGTGGAAAATTAAAAGTTTTCTACAAAGGTGAGACAGCCGACCATCGTTACTTCTCAGATGAGTTCAGCGAAAAGCTAATTCAATCTCTTCCATATACTCCAATTGTGAGCTATTATGATGAAGAAAAAGATGATTTCGTTGGACACGCAACTCAACAAGCTATTTACGGTATTGTTGATCCATGCACTGAAGTTTCATTTGAAACTTTAGAAGATGGCAATGTCTGAGCAATTTGTGACACTGTATATTATACAGAACGTCCAGATAAGGTTGGAGAAATTGCGAAGAAGATTGAAGGTCATAGTCAATCTCTCGAACTTGATCCAAAAACGGTCAAGTACAACGTCAACTATGACGAAAAAAGACACTTTAAAAACATCGAATTTACTGAAGGAACCTTCATTGGTGTTAGTGTCTTGGGTAAAGATCAAAAACCCGCATTCACTGGTTCAGAATTCTTTTCTTGCGATGAATTCTCTAAAAAAATGGAAATTTTGAAAAACTATTGTGAAAGCAGAAAATCTGATCAAAATAATCAAGGAGATGAAGAAATGAATTTACAAGAATTTATGAAACTCTCCTGAGGTGACATTTCTTCCAAAGTTGATGAAGCCTTAATGAACGAATATGGAAACGAAGCGTTCACTATGATTCACGATATGTTTGAAGATAGTGCAATTGTTCGTTGGTATTCATATATTGATGGGACTTCTAAACTTATGCGTGTTAAATACACAATTGGAGAAGATGGTTCTGTCACATTGGGTGACGTAAACGAAGTTCATGTCACTTATGAAGATGTTATCGTTCCTAACGCTTCGCAAGGAGAAATAGGCGCAGGACAATCTTCCGAAGAAAATCTTACAGCAACTCCTGAAGATACTATTCCTGAAGTTAATACAGGAAACGCGGGTACTACAGAAGTTGTAAATGCAGAAGAAACACCTGCAGCAACAGATACACCAGAAGTAACTCCTGAAGTTACTCCAGATGTTTCTACTAATGCAGAAGAAACACCTTCTGAACAAGTCATCAACGCGGATGCAACTCCAGTTCAAGAAGCAGCTGCACTTGAGATTAAACCTGAAGATGTCGCAGCCCACAGTAGCGCAAGTTCTAGCGCTGAAGTCACCACTCCCGAGAAAGTGAGTGTAGATAATGAACAAAAACCAGAAGAAAATTCAAGTTCTACCTCATTTACTGAAAGTGAAAGAGAAGAATTTGAAAGAAATTTCAAGAGAGAAGAAAAAGTAAAATTAATCGACTCTTTTAAAGAATTCTTAACTGACGAAGTTTATAATAACTTTATCTCTACTGTAGATGAAGTAGAAATGAAAGATTTAACTTCCAGTCTTGTTAAAGCAAGCAAACAAGACGAAACAATGAGAGCTTTCTCTTTAGCTCAACCAAAAATGAAAGAGGAAAACACTTTAGATTCATGGGTTCGTAAGAACTTATAGAAAGAGGTATATAAATAATGATTATTACTGATTATTTACCAACATACCATCAAGTCGAACCAAATAACCTTAAAGGTTTACAACCAGGTTTCGTTGTTGCTCAAATGGACATCGCTCCAAGCGCAACTGGCGAATTAGCTCCAGCTGGCATGTTCGAAAACGGCCACATCTGCGCTATTTCCTCTGATGGTATTATCAAAGCTGAAGGTAGTGAAAAAGCATTATTCATTCACTTCAGTGAACCTTTAAATACTATGTTTAAAGGCGATAAATTCTTTGCAGTTAATGTTGCAAATGAATGCCCACGTCTCGTCCAATTAATCCCAGGTGATGAATGGATGTCAGACTTAGACCCAGCCGATGTCTGCATCGATGGTCGTATCGTTGAAATCTCTTCTTCATGCGGTCAATACGAACAAGACAAAGATTGGTATGAAATGGATCATCTCGCTGATGGTACAAAAGCCCATCACTATATGTTCCTTGGTTAATCTGAGAGGTGTTAAAAGATGGAAAAAGAATTTAAAAATGGTCTTATTGCCGCTTTAAATAACAAACCAAGTGCTAACTTCTCTGCTGAAGATGTTAACCAAGCTGCAATCAACAATATTATGAAAGAAATCGGATTAGATGAAAATTCTAGTCCAAGAGAAATCCGTGCAAAAGAAGCTGAAGCATTTGCTTTAATCGAAGAAGCAGTTGATGAAATTCTTCCAGCAAAACTTCAAGATGTCTTAGGTGGCTATGCCGAAGTTAAGACATTCGCACGTGATGCAGAAGTCCTCTTCAATATTGAAAAAATTGGAAAAGGTCGTGCAAAATTAACAATTGCTAAAGGTGCCCGTGGTGGTATCTATCGTGCAGCAAGACTCGACAGCAAATACTTTGGTTTAGAAACTAGAGTTGAAACTGTTGCTGTTTATGTTACACTTGAAGAACTCATCCTTGGTACAATGTCTTTAGGCGAACTCTTCAACAACATTCTCGAAGGTTTTGAAGAAAAAGTCTATAAAGAAGTCTTCAACGCTTTAGCAACTGGTACACCAGTCGCTGGTTATGACCGTATTCCTGCAGAAGCTACAACAAAAGCCGATTTAGGTGATGCTATTGATGAAGTTATGCCATTAGTTAAACAATATGGCGTTCCAACAATCTTTGGTTCAACATCTGCTTTAGTTGGTTTAGCAAACCCAGGTGATGCATATCATCCAGAATTAGAAGACTCAAAAGATCGTAGAAACTATGGCGTCATTCGTCTTTATAAGGGTGTTCGCGTTGTTGAATTACCAAACTACTTAGTTGATAATTCCAACAAAGAATGGTTCTATGACGTTAAATACGTCTTCGTTCTCCCATCAGGAGTCAAACCTGTCAAAGTCGCTCTCAAAGGTGAAATGTACATCAAAAAGAACGAACAAGCAGTTGGTTCCGAAAAGTGGGAAGCTCACAAACTCATCGGTGTTGGTGTCGCAATGGCAAACAACTTTGCTGTCATTGAAGTCACAGACGCTGAATAGTTAATACAGCTCAAAGAGGGGAAGGAACTCTTTCCTTCCCCTTTATTTAAAGACAGAAAGGAAATATAAAAATGTCTGAAGAAACTAAAAAAATCTTTAAACTTCAAAAGGTTACTAATAAAGATGTAATTTTCAAAATTCACCCAATTAGTAACGTTACTGCTTCTAGAACCATCAGACTTACATCTAGAAACCCATATCAACCACTTCCATTAGATTGGGCTCTTGGTGTTTTTAGTGACGATGGTGTTTATCATTTATATGAGAAGGGTTATATTACCTTCGATGATAATGATACTCTTGTCCGTTTAGCATATGAAAACGGTGTTTATTTCGATGATAAACTCGATTTCGTACCAGCAAAAATTGAAGATAATAAAGAAATTTTAAAAGTCTTAAAAGAAGGCAAACGTGATGCAATCAAAGGTATCATTGAAAAATATGGTAAAGATAGAATTACTTCTATCGCATCAGGTGCGGCTTCAGAATTATCAACAAACGTTGTCATTTTACTTGAAAACATGTTAAATGTTCAACTTATCGTTGACGGAATTAGAGAAGAAGAATAATTTAATCCTAGGGAGGTACTTATAATGGCAAAACAAGTCTGAGACGACGTATTATATCCATCATTCAGAAGTATCATCCGTGGCGAATACTACGGCATTATTACTAGAGAAGATATGGACGAAGAATGTTACCATTTAGCTGTTCGTGCTATAAGTGCTTTCAAATTCCCTAGAATTCCTACTGAATATAAAACTTTCTATGCGGTGAGAAACGAAGAGAACCAATTAGAAGAAGTAGATCCAAAGGATTATGAAGAGGCAATCCCACACGGCTACTTTACTAATGAGCTTACAAGCGCAGAACTCGAAGTTCTCATCGCATGAATGAAAGTTTATTGGTGTGAGGATCAAATATCCAATGCTGATAACTTTGAAGATGTTTATACTGACGCCAATATCAAAACATATTCACGTGCTAATGCTGTAGATAAAAATATGAAACTTATGGCAGAATTTAGACAATATGCCAGAGATTTAGAAACACGCTACAGTAGAGTTAAAAACTGAAAACCAACAATTGGGGATATTAACAATGAGTAGTTTTGAACGCTTTCGTGAACTAAATAATAAACGTAGATCTTCGCAAGCAAGTTTAAACACTCACTTCATTTTTAAAGGTTATCCTTCAATTATGATTACTAGCGACCAAGATGAAGAATCTTGCTGTCAAGCAGTAATCGTTAATCAACAAGAAAAAGACAAAGCATACATTTATACTCAATTGGTTGATGAACTTCCAATGGGTACAACTTGAACTGCGAAAAATCTGCACTGATTAGTAGCGGAAGAAATTATTATAATTAAAGATGTTGATTGACATAAATATTTGTCATATCTTTGTAATATCAATGTCGAAGGCATTTGGGGATATTTTATTGGCCCTGAAAAACATTATGTAAATATTCAAAATGAACAAAATACATCATTAGAGTCTTTACAAAAGCCAGTATTAGTATTACCTTCAAATGTTTTAGGCTTTGAGGATAAAATCGTAATTAAAGGCAGACCTTGGTTAGTCCAAGAATATGATGCCATTAGTTCTCCTGGTTTAATTTATTATTCATTAAGAGCAACTACTATTTCTAAAGAAGAGGCGGAAAAACATGATGAAGATGTTTATATCGTCCGTGCTGAAGAAAAGTATGAAGACATTATAATTATACCAGAAGAAGAACCAGAAGAAACAAATACATATCTCATTGGTAACAATATTGATATTAATGTTCAAACTGAAGGTGGATATTTCCACTGCAGTAACCGCAACATAAAAATTAAAAAACATACATCAAATACTGTTGTATTTATGTTACCATTTGGTATTAAAGAAGTCGAGATCCAAGTTAAGAGACAAGGAGAGGTCGTAACACGCACCTATAAGACAGAATAATGAGAAATATTAGTAATTTAAAGAGATCTATTTTAGAAATTGCTCAAGTATTAGCACAAGATACTAATTTATGTAAATTAGTATATAATGATGATACTGATCCTTTAAATATACCTTTACCACCGGAGATTGATTTGAATTATTTAATTCAAAATCACTATTTTAGTATAGAACCTCCTGTTGAAAATCGTATTAATGACTTTGATCGAAATACTTTTATTACAATCTTACTTGACTCAGTATCTCCTGGTGCGGAACAAAATGTCTATGGTTATTTTTATGTTTATGTTACAACAAATAGCGACCATCTCTTAATTAAAGACAACAAAAACAGATTATTAGAAATGGCGGATGAAGTTATGAAAGCCCTAGATGAGAAGAAATTATCTTCTGCGGGTGCATTAAATTTCTCAAGCATGCAATTTACCATGCTTTCAGATTTTCATCCTTCATACCGTTTATCTTTTAGAATCACTGATCAAGTGGTTAGAAAGGCGGAAATCTAATGATTATAGATAGTAATTATAGTTTAACAAGATTATTTGCATCTAAAGAAATAACTATTACAATAGATAAACTTAAAAAATTTACATTAAAAGTTCATTCAATAAAGGATTTATTTCAAGACAGCGATTGAAATATATTCTATCATACTTCTATTGAAAGTGTAGAAAAATTACAAAAATATTTTCCTTTTGGTGAAATAGAAACTCAATTTGATTTTCTTAAGTTATTAATGTTTGATTTTGGTCAATTTGACAAATATAAAGATATATATACAATATTCCAAAATCAATTACAAATTATTTTACCAGAAATAAAAATAGATATTCAAAATAAAGAAATTTCTGTAAATGGTATTACCATAACAAATGAAATTTGAGAATATATACTATATATACTAAAATTATCTAATGGAGAAAAAGTAGAATTACCTCCTACTTTTACATCCGAAGAGGCAAAGAAACTTTATCTGGCTCAAAAAGCAAACGAAGAAAAAATTCGTAAGATTCGTTCTCAAGTACAGGGCGATAGTGACGGATTAATTAAAAGTATGCTTTCGATAACGTATGCCTTCCCTTCTATGACAATAGATTATTTATGGGAACAAACTATGGCTCAAATTCTATGGCTCCGAAAATATGCCGCAGGAGCTGTGTCTTACGAGGTAAATGCGAAAGCATTTGCGGCAGGCAACGTAAAGAAAGGCAAGAAATTGGATTTCTTTATAAAATAATATAGTGAGGTAAAACAATATATTATGGCTACTAACTTAAATGTTTCTAGATTAACTGGTGCAACAGGCGGATTCCAAGACATGATTCAACACTTTGGTGTTGTTACTGTCATGAACGCTCGTATTTATGAACCATTAACAGCCAGTGAATTTGAAGGTAAAAGTGCTTCAGAAATCTTAAAAGAATATTGTTCAGTTGCAAGTGGTGTTATTACTTGGGAAGATCCAATCGCAAGATTAGATACTCTTAAAGTTTCTAATGCTACACAAGAAGGACCAACTAAAACAGTTACTGGTGGACAATTCTCTAACACATTAATCAAATTCGGTAAAACAATGCGTTTAGAAATGCAAGATGCTCTTGGTAATGCAGCAGCATTAGATGCTCTCTGTGGTACTGTTGCCGAAGCATCTGCTTCAGTGGGTGCAGTTGATTATACTAAAGTCTATGCACTTCATGTCACTGAAGATTTCAGCGGACCAAAATTAATTGTTGGTGACACATTCTTCATTGATTCTAAAAATGGTCAACAAGTTCCAGCTATTATCGCATTCTATCAATTCTTACCAGATTCAATCTTCAATCTTACACAAGATGCTGAAGGTGATGCAACAGTCTTTGATATGAATGGTGACTTATTAACAACAGTTATTAAAGTCAAAGATATTAATGGACAAGATACACAACATGGTGTATTCTATTCTATCGTTGATCCAGCAGAAATTGCCGCTTAATCACAATTCAATTAACTAGACTACCTTCGGGTAGTCTTTTTTTATACTTTAAAAGTTGATGTCTTTTCTAATATTAAATATACTTAAATACATAATTTAGAGGAGATTTATATGAAAGATAGCATCATAGTATATTCTTCGCCCTCTTGTCCAAAGTGCAAAATGCTTAAAATGGAACTTACCAGACGTGGCGTTGAATTCGAAGATTGTCAAGATACTGACAAAATCACCGCGATGGGAATACAATCAGTTCCAATGCTCTCTATTAATGGAGAACTTTTTGGCATGGCTGATGCAATCCGCGGCATTAAAGAGGGTAAAATATGCAAATAGACACAACTGAAAACAAGATTGCCTTTATTCGTAAATATATGAAGGCACAAAATGCGGCTACAGGTAGTGACGTAGACCAAAATGCTAATGTAGCAACAAAAAATATCGCAACCATGTCCGCAGAACTTCCTAAAAAAGATATTATCGCATTAAATAGAGAATTGATGCGACAAAAACTTACTTCTCTTTATGGAGAAGATTTCGCTGACCAATATGCAGAAGATTTAGCACATCATATAATTTATAAACATGATGAAACATCTATTTTCCCATATTGTTGTTCAATTTCTCTTTATCCATTCTTAATGGATGGTCTTACAAAAGTTGGTGGCAGTTCAACTGCGCCACAACACTTAGATTCCTTCTGCGGTTCATTTATTAATTTAATGTTCCTTGTAGCAGGACAATTTGCGGGCGCAACAGCAACGCCAGAGTTCTTAACTTATTTCGATCACTTTGCTCGAAAAGACTACGGACCAGATTATATTCATCATCTTGATACTGTTGTTGAAAGATGGTGTTCAAAAGACATTACTTTACGTGAAAAATTAGAGCACTATTTCGCTCAAGTTGTTTATACAATTAATCAACCTGCAGGTGCACGCGGTTATCAGTCACTCTTCTGGAATATTGCCTATTTTGATCATGATTACTTTGAAGCAATTTATCATGATTTTGTATTCCCAGATTTTGATGAACCATGTTGGGAAACTACAAAAGAACTTCAAAAGATGTTTATGGAATGGTTCAACAATGAACGCCTTAAAAACCTCTTGACTTTCCCAGTAGAAACTGCAAATATGCATACAGTCAATGGTAAATACTCAGATACCGAAATGGCCAACTTCTTCGCAGAAATGTGAGAGAAAGGTGCATCATTCTTTATGTATCAAAGTGATAGTGTAGATTCACTTTCATCTTGTTGCAGACTTAGAAATGGCATTGAAGATAATATCTTCTCTTATACTCTTGGTGCCGGTGGAATTATGACTGGTTCAAAAGGCGTAATTACGATGAATTTGAACAGAATTGTGCAAGATTGGAAGAGAGACAATGCATTAGCCTTCGAAAAAGAACCTTTAAAGATTTATATTTCTACTATTGTATCAAGAATACACAAGTATCTTACAGCATTTAATTCAATCATTTGAGATTATAAAAATGCAGGATTACTTACTATCTTTGATGCAGGATTTATTGATTTAAATCGTCAATATCTTACTATTGGTATTAATGGATTTGTTGAAGGTGCGGAGTTCCTTGGTATTAAAATTGATCCAGATAACCCAGAATATAAACAATATGCTAAAGATATTCTTGAGACAATTAAAGAACTAAATCTTCAAGCAAGAACAAAAGATTGTAAGTTTAATACTGAATTTGTTCCAGCAGAAAGTTTAGGTGTTAAAAATGCTAAATGGGATAAGAAAGATGGTTATAAAGTCCCAAGAGATTGTTATAATAGCTACTTCTATATCGTTGAAGACGCAGATATTGATCCAATAATTAAGTTTAGATATCAAGGTATTGATTTTACTGGATGTTGTGATGGCGGTTCTGCCTTACATAATAATCTTGATGAACATTTAACTGCGGCACAATATCGTATGTTAATGGATGTAGCAGTTCAAGAAGGATGTAATTATTTCACATATAATATTAAAAATACAATTTGTAATCAATGCGGTCATATTAGTAAGCACACATTAACAAAATGCCCTGTTTGCGGAAGTACTGATGTTGATTATGGAACAAGAATTATCGGTTATTTAAAACGTGTATCGTCATTCAGCGCAGCACGTCAAATCGAAGAAGGTTTACGTGCATATAATAAACTAAACTAATGTTTCCATTTGATAGAATTAAATATGAAAGTTGTTTGGTAACTTTTACAGAGATACCAGATGAAATTAGTTTATGTTTTAATATAACCGGTTGTCCATGTGGATGTAAAGGATGTTTCGAACCATGACTTGCTGAAGATAATGGGGAGATACTCAACTGTGCGGTTTTAGAGGCTAAATTAGCTTCAAATAAACATATTTCTTGTATATGTTTTATGGGCGGTGATAGATATTATGATGATATTACCGTTCTTACAATGGAATTCAGAAGAGAGCATCCAGAACTTAAATTCGCTTTTTACAGTGGTAGACAAGAAATGAATCCACGAGTTGCGCAAGTAATTGATTATTATAAGGTTGGTCCTTATATTGCGAAACTTGGTCCTCTTAATAAAAAGACAACAAATCAACGTCTTTATAAAAAAGAAAATGGCGAATGAATAGATATAACTTATAAATTTCAAAGAGAGAAGGTCTAACGGACCTTCTTTTTTATCTGAAATTGACTATTTTCTTTTTGATTGTTATACTATAACTAGGTTAAAGAGTATGGATACATATAAATTAGGAAATAAAGTTAAAGTCATTATTCGTTCTTTTGCCGCAGGCAAAATGGGCAATACTGAAATGGCATATGATAATCAACCATATACAATTATAGATGGCACATCTTTAAATTTATCTTTTGATTCATTAGACAAAAATGCCCGCCATTTAGATTTTAATGTATTAAATTATAATCATGATACATTAACACAAGTTGATATTAATGATGTCGCATTAACTGAAAAGATTTTACAACTAATTTATCAAGAGAATGAAACACCACTTTGCACTACTTCTGAAAATTATATATCCGATGGCAATATTATTCATTTAAACAATCCGGGTGCAATGTATCAAATGTTTGTTTATGACAATGAAGGAACATTAGAAAAAGCATTTGGAGAGTATACAGAAGATACATTAGAAGTTGAGAAAGAAGATAGTTCATATTTAATAGTTTATAGTTTTATAGGTGAAACTTCATTCTTATTAGATAAACCTAACAATTTCTATTGCACTCTTGATGCAGAAATTGAAGGAAATATTAATGATACTACTTCAACTATGTATTTACATTGTGAAAAATGTGGATTAAAAGTAGATAAAAGCATGACCTTCCAACAAAGAGGAAATGCAGTTAATTTATCTTTTGAAGTACTAAAAGGTGAAAATTATTTAACAGTTCGATAAGTTCAGAAAGGAGTAAATTATGAACAATATTGAATTAGAAAAGAAAATTAAAGAATTACTAGGAATTGAAAACTATTTTGATTTAGTCCTAGCAATTAAAGA